GCTCGGTCTCCTACCACGGCGAGATGACGGCCAGCCAGAAGGTCGGGGCCGTGGCGAAGTTCCGCGACGAGCCGCAGACCCGAGTCATCATCTGCTCGCACGCGGCAGCCTTCGGCACCGACCTCAAAATGGCCGACTACCTCATCAACTTCGACCTCCCTTGGAGTGCAGGAACAGCCGACCAGATCAACGCACGGCACGTTCGTGCGTCCTCCGAGTTCGAGCGCGTGTTCATAGTCAACCTCATCTGCGAGAACACCATCGAAGCGCGGAAGCCGGAGGTCTTGGCGCACAAGAGGAAGACCGCGACCGCCATAGTGGATGGGCACGGTGCCGACGGCCGCGGTCGGCTGGAGAATCAGGTCGCAACGCTGACGGAGTATCTCAAGTCGACCCTGTGACAATCGGATGGAACGCTCCGCTAAACTGAACATATGACTAACACATGCAAGGGGGCTGTCTGCGACCGCCCGGCCAAGGTCCGTGGAATGTGCATGGGCCACTACCACCGGTGGCAGAAGGGCAAAGGCATCGACACTCCCTTGGCCGCGCGATCTCCTCAGGTGCGCGTGCTCCACGAGGCCTATCACGCGGGGGACTGGGACGGGATGCTCGCCGCACTGGAGGCGCTGTCGGTGAAGACGGCGACCGGGTGCTGGGTGTGGCAGCGTGGGCTGAACCAGTACGGGTACGGCCAGTTCTCCGTGCGTAAGGGGAGCAGGAGGTCGACCGTGGCAGCGCACCGCCTCACCGGCATGGCGTTGTCGCGTCGTCGTCTCCTTACGTCGGAGGTCGTGCATCACACCTGTGCACGAAAGGACTGCGTGGGCCCTGAGCACCTGCAGGTGGTCACGAACGAGGAGAACATCGCAGAGATGCTGGAGCGCAACGGCTACCTCGGGCGTATCACGGCGTTGGAAGAGGCGCTCCGCTCGCTGGCACCGGAGCACCTGCTGCTGGATCTGTGACGTCAATCGGAGCACCTGCTCCGGTTGACTTATAGTTACTCCCCACCTACTATTGGTCTGTGCCCAGCAGCCACGGCTGCTGTGGAAACCGGACCGACGTAACCGCTTGACGAAAGGAATGCCTATGGCGCGCGTTGTTCAGCGGCGCTCGTCCCTGAGCGCCTTCGAGCGCAAGGCGAAGCAGTACCTCGCACTGCGCGAGGAGGCCAAGCAGGCCGAGGCCCGCAAGAAGACGCTGCAGGGTGAACTTCAACCACTCATCGTCGCAGAGGGCGACCTTGACGAGATCGGCGGTCATCGCACGCTCGCGTTCAGCGAGCCCATCGAAATCGGCGGCAAGGCCTACACCGGGCTGAAGCAGGAGAAGCGCGTCAGCAAGGTCTTCGACGAGGAGACGGCCGAGCAGATCCTGAAGTCCAAGGGTCTGTGGGCGGACGCCATCGAGACCATCGAGGTCATCGACCACGACAAGGTCTACGCCCTGCACATGGACGACAAGATCACCGAGGCCGAGATGGACTCGATCCTGAAGTCCAAGGAGACCTACGCGTTCGTGACGGTGGCCGCGTGACCTCCCACCCGTGGGACGCCGCGTTCGCAGACCTGCAGGACTCGCTGCCGGAGTACTACCCGGGCTCCAACAAGCCGATCATCCGCCACCCGAACCGGCACACCTCCACGGCCCCTCGCCGACACGCCCTCGCGGTCGACGACACATGGGACGCCAAGCCCCGCAAGTACGTGGTCAACGGCGTCGAGACCGAGTTCTTCACCGTGGGCCAGTTGGCCCGGGCGCTCGGCCGCGAGGCGGTCACCATCCGCAAGTGGGAGCGCGAGGGGACCATTCCCGTCGCCACCTTCCAAGTGCCGGGCAGGGAGGGGGACCACCGAGGCCGTCGCCGTCTCTACACGAGGCAGCAGGTCGAGGGCATGGTCCGCATCGCCCACGAGGAGGGCGTCCTGCACGAGCGCCGCCGCTCCTTCGCCACCACCGAGTTCAAGGAGCGCGTCCTCGCGCTCTTCAAGACCAACACCACCGCCTGAGGAGGCACCCAGAATGATGAACCCCAGCAAGTCCGCCACCGACAAGATCCTCACCCCCCGCGCGTCCGCCGAGGAGTTCGGCCGGAACGTGGCCACGCTCATCGAGCACGGCAACAGCATGCCGTCGATCCTCGAAACGGTCGCGGAGTACCTGACCAACGTGGCATCAGCGGCACAGCCCTTGGGCGACGGCTGGGTCGAGGACCAGTCCATCTCGGAGGCCAACCGGTACCTCTACCGCTGGATCGCCGGGGAGTGAGCGTAAAGGTCACCCGCGCCCGCAAGGTCGTCCTCAACCCCGTCATCAACGGCTACGAGTCCATCGAGTTGTTCGCCAGCATCGCTGACGAGTTCGACTCGCTTCCCAAGGATCTCGACGGCTGGGCAGAGGGCTACGACGGCCTGATCGACAGGCTGCTGGCGAAGGAGATGGAGTCCGCCGCAGCCGTCACGAGCAACGAGCACTCCATCGTGCACGACTACCGATACACCGAGAAAGAGGACTGAATGGCCCGCACCATCCGCCGTGGAACCACCCGCTCGCGCGACGAGATCGACGAGCAGGACGAGGACCAGCCGCGCCGTCGTCGCAGTCATCAGGACGAGGACGAGACCCCCCGCCGTCGCGGCCGGTCCCGCTCCGAAGACGAGGACTTCGACACCCCCGACGACGAGGCCGAGAAGCCCCGTCGCCGCGCCTCCCGCGTCGGCGAGAAGCCCGCGCGCAAGTCCGGCCGTGCCGCCGCCTCCGGCTGGGGCGCTGCTGACGAGGTCAAGGAGGCCATCCCCTCCAGCGGCAACTTCGCCGATGATCTGAAGTTGCCCGAGAAGGGCAGCGTCGTGATCAAGTTCCTAGAGCCGGAGCCGTTCGACTCCTACGCCGAGCACTGGGTGCCCCAGAAGGGCAAGCAGTCCTACACCTGCGCCGGTGAGGACTGCCCGCTCTGCGAGGTCGGTCACCGCCCCAACGCGAAGATCTGCTTCAACGTCATCTCGTTGGCCGACCCGGACAAGCCGGAACTCAAGCGTTGGCGCGTCGGTGTCCAGATCGGCGAGACCCTCAAGGAGTTCGCCGATGACAAGAGGACCAAGCCGATCAGCCGTGACGATCTCTACTTCGAGGTCAAGCGCTCGAAGACGGCCAACGACAAGACGGTCACGACGGTCACGCCCGTCAAGGCCCGCGACCTCGACGAGGACTTCGACATCGAGCCGCTGTCGGAGGAGGAGATCGACGAGGTCATCGAGAAGGCCGGGGGTCTCTACGACTGGGAGTCGACCGACGACACGCCCATGTCGGTGTTGGAGCAGCAGGCGGACATCGCCTCCCGCTGACCCGGCCAGCAACACCCACCAGCGCCCCATCTCTCAGCCGAGGGGTGGGGCGCTGGTCCGTCCCAGCAGCAGAAAGGAACCGCATGCCTCGGGGCTTCTCCAGCAACACGATGTTCACCCCTGACCAACTCGTCGAGGCCGTCGACTACTTCAAGCAGTTCCCGGACATGGTCGTCGACTTCGAGACCACGGGCCCCAACCGGGGCACCCCTCATCTCGCGCCCGTCGTCTGGACGATCCTGTCCACGCACGGGCGGACCATCACCGTGCCCACCGGCCACCCCAACGGCAACGTGCTCATCTCCCGGGCGACGAAGAAGTTGAACAAGGAGACCAAGAAGTTCGCCATGATCCCGGCCGTCTACGACGCGCCGCCACCCCAGATGAAGCCCAGCGTGGCGTGGGAGATCATGGCCCCGCTCTTCCAGAACGAGAACCGCCACCTCTACGCCCACAACGCGACCTTCGACTTCCCGACGGCCGCGAAGTACCTCGACGGCGAACTGCCCAAGGGCACCCTCCACGACACCATCGTCGTCCAGTGGCTGCTCGACGAGAACATGCCGATGTACGGCCTCAAGCACCTCGTCAAGCGCTACTTCGGGCACGACTACGACAAGGAGGAGGTTGGCAAGTGCGTCGAAGCGCACCCCTTCTGGAAGGTGCACCAGTACGGCTACCTCGACGGCAAGTACACGTGGCTGATCAAGCAGGGGCTGGAGCCCCGGCTGGCCAAGTTCAACCTCACCCGGGTGTACGAACTGGAGAACGAGATCACCCGGATCGTCAGCCAGATGCGGCTGGAGGGTGTCGCCGTCAACGAGCCCGAACTCGACCGGCTTCATAGCCAGTACGCCGACGAACTCGTCGACCTCGAAGCCGCCTGCTACCGCGCGGCCGGACGCGAGTTCAACCTCAACTCCAACCCGCAGAAGGTGCAGATCCTCTTCGGCCCGAAGAAGGACGGTGGGCAGGGGCTCAAAGCAAAGGTCCTCACGGCTAAGAAGAACCCCTCTACCAACGCCGAGGCACTGGAGCACCACGCCACCAACCCCGTCGTCAAGGCGCTCTCGGAGTACTCCGACGTGCAGAAACTGCAGAGCACCTACATCGAGGGCTACACCGGCGTCGAGGGGGACAAGGACAAGCCCCGGCAGATCTTCGACGGCCGCGTGCACGCCGAGTTCCTCCAGTACGGCACCGTCACCGGCCGCTTCTCCTGCCGCGCGCCCAACCTGCAGAACATCCCCCGCCCGGACACCGAGAAGGGCAAGCAGATCCGAGGTCTGTTCCTCGCCGACAAGGGCGAGAAGTTGGTCGTCGCCGACTACGGCCAGATCGAACTCGTCGTGCTCGCGCACTACGCCCGCAACCACGCCTTCGACAAGCGCGGCGCGCTGGTGGACGGCTTCGAGGCCGGGGTCGACGCCCACACGCTCACCGCGAGCAAGATCTTCGGTGTCCCGTTCGACGAGGTCACCAAGCCGATGCGTCAGGCCAGCAAGGGCATCAACTTCGCCGTCGTCTACGGCGCGGGCCCGGACAAGGTCGCCTCCATGGCCGACACCTCGGTCGAGAAGGCGAAGGGCTTCCTCAAGATCCACCAGAGCGAGTTCCCCGAGATCTACGTCTTCAAGGAGAAGGTGCTGGAGACCGCCCGCGCCCGTAAGCCGGTGCCCTACATCACCACGCTCGCAGGTCGCCGACGTCGCCTCCCGGGCCTCAACTACTCGGACAAGAGCCTGCGGGGTCTGGCCGAGCGGCAGGCGGTGAACAGCCTCATTCAGGGATCGGCTGCCGACCTGATCAAGACGGCCATGGTGCGCGTCACCAAGTCGCTCAAGCCCCACTCCTCGCTCATCCTCAGCGTCCACGACGAACTCGTGGTCCGCACGCCGGAGCAGCACGCCGAGGAGACCGAGCAGATCCTGCGCGAGGCCATGCTGGGGGAGGGCATCGCCAAGATGCTCACCGTCCCGATGACCTCCGACAGCAAGATCGTCGACGTCTGGGCGGATGCTAAGTAGGTCAATAGCATCTGTAAAGTAGATCCATGACACCGATTGACGTTCGATTCTGGCGACAGGTCGAGAAGACGGACACCTGCTGGATCTGGACCGGAGCCAAGCAACGAGGCTACGGCCAGTTCAGCAGGGACTACATCAAGAACGCGGCAGGGAAGTGGCGGACGAGGACGGTTCGGGCTCATCGACACGCCTACGAGACGTTGGTAGGCCCCATCCCAGAGGGGCTCACCGTCGAGCACGAGTGCAAGAACCCGTCATGCGTCCGTCCCGGACCGGGCCATTGCACTCTCCTGACTCGCGGTGAGAACTCGCTGGCCGGTGACGGCCCTGCCGCGCAGAACGCCCGGAAGACCCACTGCGTGGCCGGTCACGAGTTCACCGAGCAGAACACACACATCCGAAAGGAAGGGCACAGGGAGTGCCGGGCCTGCGCCCGGGACCGTGCTCGGAGATACAGGAGCAGCAAGTGAGCCACGACGAGATCTCCGCCACCCACGAGGACGGGTGGCGCTACATCCCGGGGATGCGCTACGAGACTCTGGAGACCATCCGCCACCGACTCGTGAACGACACCGTCCCCGCCGAGAAGATCCGGAACCCCCGGCTGGCGGAGGCGCTGGACTTCACCCCCGCCAGCCCCGAGGTCCGCGCCCTCGACGAAGAGCGCACGGCCCGACGGAAGGCAACCATCGGCAGGATCCTCCCGGTCATCGGCATCCTCCTACCCGAATCGCTTCGGGTAACCGAACAGGCTATGCTGATTGACGGCAGTCTTGGTATGACCGACCGCGAGAAGCAGATCGCCGGAACCACTGTCATCGCCGTCCTCAGCAGCCTGATGGACATGGGCATCCTCAACACCAAGGGAGACCGATGAGCAACTTCTGGGCCCAGCGGCTGGGCGTGCAGCCACCGCAGCCACCCGCACCTCAACCCGTGCAGACCCCCACCACCAGCCAGCCGTGGTGGGCCCCGCCTGCCCCGGCTCCGGTGCCGCAGGTCCCCGTGGACCTGATGGCCCCCGAGCCGCACCACGGCTGGGGTGACCCGGCCAAGTCCCGGCAGAAGGCCCAGAGCGCCCGCCTCACCGACGTCTGCCCGGCCTGCGGCTCCGGCAACGTCTTCCGACCCTCGCAGAACGCGATGCTCCAGTGCTACGAGTGCGGCGAGAACCCTCGCTTCACCCAGACGGGTGGTGGGGGTGGTCTCCCCTCAGAGACCGGCTCCCCGGCCACGCCCGCCCGACAGATCAGCGGCGGAGGTGGAGCCAAGGGAGTGAGCAACTTCAACCCCGGCAACATCATCGCCCACGTCGGCTGACCTCAACACCAATCACAGAAAGAGACGCATGACCGACTACACCCGCCCCACCTACCTCTCGTTCGGCCTCTCGGACGACTTCATCGCGCGGTACAAGGACCGCCCGGTCCCGTGGGGCTTCACCCTCCCCGGTGGCAGCAGCCTCGGTGAGATCACGTTCATCACCAAGTACTCGCGGCTCAAGGAGGACGGCACCAAGGAGCGCTGGTACGAGGCCTGCCGTCGCGTCATCGAGGGCATGTACTCCCTGCAGAAGGACTACGTCAAGGCCAACCGCCTGCCGTGGAACGACCGCAAGGCTCAGGCCTCGGCGCAGGAGGCATACGACCGCCTCTTCCACCTGAAGTGGACCCCGCCGGGACGTGGCATGTGGATCATGGGCACGCCGCTGGTCAACCAGCAGAAGAACAGCGCCCCACTGCAGAACTGCGCCTTCGTCTCCACGGCTGACATGACGGCCAACGACCCGTCGATGCCGTTCACGTTCCTCATGGAGGCCTCGATGCTCGGCGTTGGCGTCGGCTTCGACACGCGCGGGGCGGAGAAGGGCTTCCGCATTCACAAGCCTTCCCCGATGCACGATCCCGTGGTGATCCCCGATAGCCGTGAGGGCTGGGTCGAGTCAGTGCGGCTCGTGCTGGAGGCGTACCTGAAGCCGAACCAGCACCTGCCGGAGTTCGACTACAGCCTCATTCGACCGGCCGGTGAGCCGATCCGCACCTTCGGAGGAACAGCCGCTGGGCCCGCATCGCTCATCGAACTTCATCAGACCCTTCGTCGCCTCCTCGACGGTCGCGAGGGAGAGCCGCTCACGTCCACCGACATCGCCGACATCGGCAACCTCATCGGCAAGTGCGTCGTCGCAGGCAACGTGCGCCGCTCGGCCGAGATCCTCCTCGGGGACATCAAGGACGAGGCCTTCCTCGACCTGAAGAACTGGGAGGTCAACCCCGAGCGCATGGCCTACCCGGACGGCTGGGGCCAACTGAGCAACAACTCCGTCGTCGTCAACGTCGACACCCCGCTCGACGCCATCGTGGACAGGATCGCCATCAACGGCGAGCCCGGCGTCATCTGGCTCGACACGGCACGGAACTTCGGCCGACTGAAGGACGGTCCGGACTACAAGGACTACCGGGTCATGGGCTTCAACCCCTGCGCCGAGCAGCCGCTGGAGTCCGGCGAGATGTGCACGCTCGTGGAGACCTATCTGCACAACCACGAGAGCAAGGAGGACTTCCACCGCACGCTGAAGTTCGCCTACCTCTACGCCAAGACGGTCACCCTCATCCCGACCCACTGGCCGAAGACGAACGCCATCATGCAGCGCAACCGCCGCATCGGTACCTCGGCCTCGGGCCTTGCGAACTTCGCCGACGACAAGGGACTCAACGTGCTGCGCGAGTGGCTCGACACCGGCTACGGCATCGTCGGCCAGTACGACCGGATCTACTCCGAGTGGCTCTGCGTCCGCGAGTCCATCCGCACCACCACGGTCAAGCCCTCCGGCACCGTCTCGCTCATGGCGGGCGCGTCCCCGGGCGTGCACTGGCAGCCGGGCGGCGAGTACTTCGACCGCGCCATGCGCTTCGGCAAGGACGACCCCATGGTCGTGCTCGCGGGCGATGCGGGGTACCGGGTCGAGCAGGACCAGTTGAACCCGGACAACGTCGTGGTGTTCTTCCCGGTCAAGTCGCAGGCCAAGCGCTCGGAGAAGCAGGTCTCGATCTACGAGAAGGCCAACCTCGCGGTCGAGGCCCAGCGCTGGTGGAGCGACAACGCCGTCAGCGTCACGGTCTCCTTCCACGCCGAGGAGGAGAAGGACGACGTCAAGAGGGTGCTGGCCATGCACGCGGGCAACCTCAAGACGATCTCTCTCCTCCCCATGGGCAACACGGTCTTCCCGCAGATGCCCTACACGGAGATCACCGAGGCGGACTACCTCGCAGCCGAGGACCACATCTTCCCCATCGACTTCGAGCCCCTCTACAACGGGGACATGGCAGCCATCGACGCCATCGGGGAGGCCTTCTGCTCGACGGACGCATGCGAGGTCAAGGATCTCCTGAAGTACGCCGCGTAGTAGCAACTACCTAAGTGGACGGGCCGTGCGGCCAGCGCATATCCTAGTGAATCGGATCAACCGACCCGATTGACCGAGAGGATCTCATGGCTGACCGCACGGCCTTCCACGTTGACGTCGTTCATACCGTCACCTACTGCTACAACGAGCCCTTCATGGACGAGGACAGCGTCCGCGACCTCGAAGAGTCCCTGAAGGACACCATCAAGTTCCGCGACCCTCAGTACACCCACCACTACGAGCACGAGATCAAGGTCTGGGTCGACGGCGAGGCTCGCGAGTGAGCCTGTCCAAGGAGGCCCTCGCGGTCATCGCGAAGGTCAACAAGACCTACGGCGAGGGCGCGGTCGTGCTCGCCAAGGACATCCAGATCCACAAGCGCTACACCACCGGCCACCTCGGTCTCGACGTCGCGCTCGGCGGCGGCTGGCCTGCGAACCAGCCCATAGAGGTGCTCGGCCGGGAGAGCAACGGCAAGACCGCCGTCGTGCTGAAGACCCTCGCCGCCAACATGGCCATCGACCCCGAGTTCACCGCGCTGTGGGTCGCCGCCGAGCACTACGACGTCGATCAGGCTGCCGCGCTCGGTGTGGACAACAGCCGCGTCATCGTGCACAACACGCAGGCGATGGAGGAGGCCTTTCAGGTCATGCTCGACTTCGGCTCGACCCGCTCGGTCGACGCCGTCATCCTCGACTCCTACCCGGCCCTCGTGCCCGACGAGGAAGCCGCCAAGGACATGGACGAGCACTCCATGGCCATCGGTGCCCGCCTCTTCGGCAAGTTCTTCCGCAAGTGGGGCCGTCAGTGCCGAGTCGACATCACCGACCCCGACGTCAAGCCGATACTCGGCCCGATCATCATCAACCAGTTCCGCGACAAGATCGGCGCGTGGAGCCCGCACGGCACCCCGAAGACGAGCCCGGGCGGAAACGCCAAGAACTACGCCTTCTACGTGCGCGTCGAGGTCGCCCGAGACGAGTTCATCAAGGTCAACGACAACGGCGTGAAGGTCCCGGTCGGCCAGACCATCAAGGTCACCACGACCAAGAACAAGTCCAACAGCCCCGGGCAGGTCGCTGTCCTCGACTTCTACTTCCGCGACGCCGACAGCCTCGGCTTCAAGCGCGGTGAGTACGACCTCGCCAAGGACATCTCGCTGTGCGCGCTGCTGTTCAGGGTCATCGAGCGACGAGGTGGCACCTTCGTCTACGCGAACGGTCAGGTCGACGACAAGGGCAAGCCCCTTCATCGCTGGCAGGGCAAGGACGCCATGTTCGCGGGCCTGCTGGAGGACCCCGACCTCTTCGAGGAGATCCGCACCAAGGTGCTGGAGGTGGCCAACGACCCCGCCAACGAGCACTCGCTCACCGAGGACGCTGTCGAAGAGGCAGCCAGCGCCGGGGTTCGCACCGTGTCCCGGCGGGAGAAGGCAGCCGCGTGAGCCCGCTGTCTGCATCCATCGGACTCAACGTTGTGCTGCTCGCGATGATCGTCCACCAGCACATCCACAGCGCCCGGCTGCGGCGTGTCCTCGCGGAGCGATCCGCCCTCATCACCGACATCCTCGGAGGGACTCATGATCACGTCGCAAAAGAAATCGCAGCGGCAGGAGAAGCGCTTGGCCGCACGGTACGGCGGTTCGATCTCAGCCGGATCTGGAAACGGCTGGGTCAGGAAGAACGACGTGCGTAGCGACGACCTGAGCATCGAGGCCAAGTACACCGACGCCAAGCAGTACACGCTCAAGCAGGCAGACCTGCACAAGGCCGAGCAGTACGCCCTCGTGGACGGCCGCGACAGCGTCTTCATCGTCTCCTTCGCCGGTGAGGAGTGGGCCATCGTCCGCGAGGACGACTACCGCGACCTGCGAGAGCGCGCCAAGTCACTGGATACGGCTCTCTGATGGTCATGAAGTTGCGCATCCCTCAACCGGACTGGAGCGGGGCCAAGTGCCTCGCCTTCCCGCCCACGAGGGAGTACGACGCGTGGGTCGATGACGACATGTCCGAGGCGGTCGCGATCTGCAACGGCGAGATCGACGGAGTCGTCTGCCCCCAGCGCCACGAGTGCCTCATCTTCGCGCTCGTCAACAACGAGCACTACGGCGTCTTCGGGGGCCTTTACCCCGAGCAGCGTCACGACCTGCGGCAGCGCTACAAGCGTCGTCGCGGCAAGCCCGCACCAATCGAATGGGAGTTCGACAATGCCACGCCCCAGCAAGACCTCCTCGACGCGGCGGCGGCGCGTGAAGCCGACCGGGAGGCTCTTCGATCTCGCGCAGGCGACGAAGCCGAACTACGCGCTGCTGGGTGACATCCGCAAGCACCTGCTGAAGCAGATCGACGCTCCCTCCGACCGGCGTCAGGACATCCTCCATCCCAGCGAGATGGCGAAGTCCGACTGGTGCCCTCGACAGTCGTGGTTCCGGCTGTCGGGGGTCCCGGAGTCCGATCCCCAGAAGAAGCACGGCTACCAGTTGGAGAACATCTTCGACGAGGGCCACACGATCCACGACAAGTGGCAGCGCCGACTCTGGGACATGGGGATCCTCGACGGCATGTGGGCCTGCCTCGTGTGCGAGCACAAGTGGTGGGATACCGCACCGGAAAAGTGCCCCGAGTGCAGTGCCCCGAAGCGTGTCCTGCAGTACCGCGAGGTGCCGGTCGACGGCGAGGAGAAGTACCTCATCGTCGGCCACGAGGACGGGCTCGTGAAGACCAAACTCGTCGAGGTCAAGAGCATCGGGCAGGGCACCCTCCGGCTCGACGCTCCCGACCTGCTGCGGGCCAACCGCGTCGAGGGCCCCAAGGGCAACAAGATCTACGACCTCGACGGCATCTGGCGGGACCTGAAGAGCCCCCTTGGCAGCCACCTGCGACAGACCAACATCTACGCCGCGATCCTCATCGAGAACGGCGTGGAGATCGACGAGATCGTCTTCCTCTACGAGTACAAGTCGAATCAGGACGTCAAGGAGTTCCGGGTCAAGCCCAGTGCGCGCATCGCCAAGCCGCTGCTCGACACCGCGCTGGACATCAAGTACGCGCTGGAGAAGAACCGCACGGTCCCTCGACCGGGGGACAGGACCAAGGACAGCAAGGGTTGCAAGGAGTGCCCGTGGCTGACCACCTGCTATGAGGAGAGCAATGACCAGAAGGGTGCAGCGTCAGACGACGCGGCAGAGGCCGGAGAACACGTGGAGCGGCGTCGCCGCCGTGTCATCCGCACAGCACCGGCTGCAGACCAAGCAGATCGACCTTCCCGAGCATCCCGGGTCGGAAGTGCCCCGGCTGCCGAACGACCCCACCGAACTGGGCGACTCGGAACTGATGACGCTGTTCCGGGAGTTCACGGAGTGGGTGGCGTATCAGGGAGCACAACTGGCGGTCGCCGACGTCGAGGAACAGCACGCGGGTGAGGTAGTCAAGCGGCTGGAGACCATGTCGGCCGCGAAGAACTCGGGCACGGCGAAGACCGTCACCGCCGCCAAGGCCGCGATCTGGGAGGACGATTCCTACATCGAGGCCCGGGACGAGCACTTCCGCGCGCAGGCGCACAAGAAGATCCTCAACGGCATCTACGAGGCCACCGAGAAGAAGCAGGTGCTCCTGTCCCGGGAACTGACCCGTCGCGTTGGCCGCGACCCCCGAGACGGCCGGAACGCGAAGTGGAATGCGTAGGGTCCAGCGACGCTCTCGCCGCCTCATCGAGCCCCCGTGGGTCAAGCGGGGGACCGACCAGAAGGGCCGGACGCTCCTGACCAACGTCAAGGACCCGGTCTTCGTCCAGAACCCCGACGGAGACTTCGTCGAACTGGGGCTATTCGACCGGATGTACCGGCTCTACCGGCACTCCGGAGTGACACCTATTCAGGTGGCCTCCGAGGGAGGTATCCGCTACTTCCGGCACGAGTGGGAGTTCCTCCGCGACAACGGCTGCCTCTGGATCGAGTTCGTTCATCCGACAATCGGATCAGTCGTGCGGATTGACTTCAACACGGCCGACAGATACGGTTCACCAGTGACCAACCAGTGGGGGCAGATGTGGTCAGTCCCCGAACACCTCTACGAAGGGAACACCGCGTGACCATTCATCCCGACGCGCTCGTCAAGCGCGCCAACCTGACCCGCGTCATCCTCGTGGTCGTCACGACCCTGCTGTGGTTCGTCGTCGCCACGTCCATCGTCATCACGGCAGTCCTCGCCTCTCAGGGGGTCCTCACCTCCCTGCGCGCCCTCGCTGTGGCGGGTCTCTCCGCCGCCGTGACAGGCACGTACCTCATGGCGCGGGACATCGTCCGGTGGGTGCGCAAGTGACCCCGAGCCCGCTCTACGAGGAGGACGTCTACTCGCCGCTGGACCGCAAGCGCACCAGCCTCGTCGGTCTTCATGGCCACGCCCAGTCGGGCAAGAACACCTCTGGCGACATCCTCACCGAGGAGTTCGGCTACGAGCAGATCTCCTTCGCTGAGCCCCTCAAGCGCCTCGCGCTCTTCGTCAACCCGATCATCCGCGTCGACTACTACGGCAACGCGTGGTACCTGCGTGAGGTCGTCGAGGACGAGGGCTGGGAGGAGGCCAAGAAGATCGGGGAGACCCGCCACTTCCTGCAGAAGTTGGGGGAGGGTGTGCGCAACATCATCGGCGAGAACACGTGGGTCGACGCCGCCATGGCCAAGGTCGAGGAGGGCGGCAAGTACGCCTTCACCGACACCCGCTTCGAGAACGAGGCGCAGGCCATCCTCGACCGCGCGGGCATGGTCGTCGAGATCAAGCGCCCCGGCGTGGGCCCGGTCAACGACCACGTCTCGGATCGACGGCTGCCGGACGAGATGATCAACCTCACCGTCCTCAACGGCGGGACCATCGACGACCTGCGCAAGGAACTGCGCGTGGTGGGGAGGCTCGCCGCGTGACGTCCTCCTGCTACCTCGGGGTCGACCAGTCCTACGGAGGCTACGCCATGAGTCTCTACTGGCCCGAGACGAACATGCACGAGACCCTCGTCCGGTCCTTCGACACCGGGAAGTACCTGTCGCAGGGCTCCCGGCTAGCGGACGTCTACCGCCACGTGCGGGAGTTCCTCGTCGACCGCTCCGGCCCGGAGGTCACCGCCATGGAGGGCTACTCCATGGGCTCGAAGTTCGGCCGCGAGAAGTTGGGCGAACTGGGGGGCATCACCAAGTTGGCCCTCTATGACGAGGGTCGGATGCCGTACATCGTCCAGCCGTCGACGCTGAAGAAGTTCGTCCTCGGTGGCGGTGCGGGCCGGGGCAAGAACCTCATGCTCCTCGGCGTCTTCAAGAAGTGGGGCGTCGAGTTCAGCGACGACAACGCGGCCGACGCCTACTCCCTCGCTCGCCTCGCCCACCTGCTCTCCCATCCCGACCTCGCCGAGCACAAGTACGAGCAGGAGGTCATCAAGACCGTGCTGAAGGACGGACTGAAGAAGTGACCCACGAGACCTACTCCCTCATCCTCGTCAGCGTCGTGGCGGTGGGGCTCGTCATCGCTCTGCTCATCCTCTGGGGCAGGTACGAGGACGAGCAGGAGGCCCACCGAGTCACCCGCAGGGAACTCATCACCGAGACGATGGAACTCGCGGGCACCAAGGCGCGACTCAACAAGACGGAGCGGCACCTCAACAACATGGCCGGGGCCATCACCCCGCTGCTGGAGAAGACGGCGTACTCCATGGGCGGCATCACCGTCGCGCAGATGCGCTCCGAGGAGACCAAGCGCAACAACGCCGTCGACCGCTGCCGCCGCGAGTTCATGTCGATCCCCGCCGTCGCCGAAGAGGGCAAGCGTCTGGTGGAACAGGGGAGGATCTTCCGCTAGGCGTCGTTGTCAACCGGCTCGTCCGTGCTCATACCCTAGAGACACCTGAAACACAACTCGGAACCCTCTGGAGTAACCATGAGCAACGTCTCTCAGGCGGACGGGCCGGTTGACGACACCATCCGTGTCGCAGCCCGCACCCCCGCAGCCAGCCTCGCCAGCGCCATCAGCCACGCCGTCCACGACAAGGGATCGGTCCACCTGCGTGCCATCGGTGCAGCCTCGGTGAATCAGGCCGTCAAGGCCATCGCCATCGCCCAGTCGTACGTCGGATCGCAGGCCCTCACCCTCTCCACCCGCGTCGGCTTCAGCACCGTGTCCCTCCCGGACGATCAGAAGGTCTCGGCCATCGTCTTCAAGGTGGAGTCGAAGTAGCCCCATACGGTAAATCGGCACGCCACTTCTAGTTGACGTGCCGATTCGCCATACACTGGGGATGCCCTAATCCTGTGTCCGAGGAGCACCTATGAGCGAGCAGCCTGACGGCCGTAGTTCGTCGTTCACCGAGGGTGCTTTCGCACAGAGCCCGTCCGCGCGCTTCCGCTCCCTGCAGCAGGGTGCTGGACGCGAGGGCTTCAAGCCGTCGTCGACGCTGGAGGAGAACCAGATCTTCACCTCGCCGAACGGCATGTCCGAGGCCGACCGCAACCGCCAGCCCCTGAAGGGCCCCGGCATGAGCACCAACGGCCTGTCGGACTCCACGTTCCAGTCGCGCCTGTGGATGGGCTCGGCTCCCCGCACCTTCGGCGGCAAGTGAAAGAGAACCTCATGGCCAAGAACACCGCTCCCAAGTCCGCCTTCCCCACGCAGGGGCAGATCGCGGCCCCCGTCAACGCTTCCGGCGCTCCCTCGGGCAACACCTCGCTGCGCCCCAAGGGTGGTGCCGCTGGTGGCATGCTCGACGGCGCGACCGCCAACCACCGACAGGGCACCTACGAGCCGCACGGCGCTGCCTTCAAGATCAAGGCGACGCTGTACGCGCCCAACGCGGCCGAGGCCAGCGCCACTCAGCGCAACCTGCGCATCGTTCCGTCGGCCATCGGCAACCGCGACTTCTACGCCGCCCGGGCAGCCGCGTCGGTCTGATCACGCGTCCGGGACGAGGCGGTCCTTCGGGTCCGTCGTGATCTCACGGTGGTGCAGCGCCGCCCAGTCCGCGTCGGCCTCGTCGACATACGGGCCCTCGCGGAATAGGCAGCCCTCGCAGAGCGCCCAGAACTCCCCACCACCGTCGACGACGGTCCCCACCACGTGAGCCACCCAAGGAGCATACGACATGGCCGACGCCCAGCACTTCGCGAAGTCTGCGAAGGCCTGACATGTCCTTCCAGTACCTCCCGCCCGTCCCGCAGCCCGGGGCCCCGGTCCGCGCCAACGGCGGAGGCGGCACGCAGGTCATCGGCTACCGCAGCGTCCTCGACGCGCGGCGGTCCGTGGGTGACGCCGCCAGCACCCCGAGCGCGGACTACCCCGACGGCTACCTCGGCACGATCAACTCCCGCCGCAGCGACCGGCTGCTGAAGAACCTGCAGAGCCGCCTGACTGACCGCTCCTACCAGCGCGGCGTCCACAAGGGCGACAAGGTCGACCCGGGCGACTACGTGTGGCGCGGCGCGGTGAACCCCATGGCGGGCATCGAGGCACAGTCGCGCGGCGAGAAGTGGACCCAGCAGGGCAACCCCGTCGAGAAGTTGGCGCATGGCGGGAAGGTCCCCGCCCTCTCGCCGCAGGAAATGCTCGAAGTGCAACAGCGCCTCGGGGTCTCCGACAACAGCCACACCCAGACCGTCAACCCCCAGCGACGCGCGCAGATGGCCGCGTCGCTCCCGCGTTGGAGATAGCCGATGCCGAAGAAGAGCCCTGCCCAGAAGGCTGCCGAGACCCGGGCCCGCCGCAACCCCCTCACCGGTGGTGAGCCGAACACGTTCACCGCCGTGCAGGGGCGTGAACTTCCCGCTCCGACGAACGTGCGCCCGTGGAAGGGTGACGGCCGGGAGGCCTCCCGTCTGCGCGCCCTGCACACCGAGGCCACCAAGCCCGGCGGTGTGCCCGACGCCCAGATCGGCTACCGCAAGCCCGAGGGCATGAGCGACCGCCACTTCACGTGGCTGGCCGGTGGCCACCACATGTTCCCCAACGCCGGTGCCGAGCGCGGCAACCCGGCGATCAACGAGCCCCACGCCCACCACCCCGAGGTGACGGTGCAGCGCCGGGCCGAAGACCTCTCCGGCCACGAGTACCGCAAGGGCGAGGCGGTCCTGCGCCACTACGGCCACGACCCCAAGGACCCGGTGGGCTCCCTCGCCGACCTGCACTCGCGCACCCTGCACCGCGTCATGGCCGAGCACGCGCAGGCCGGTGTCGAGGAGTCCTCCTCCCACAAGTTCTACGGTGGCCGCACCGGGACCGAGATCCCGAACCAGCCGGACATGGACGCCCGCCACTACGACGGGGTCAACGCGGCCCAGAACCGGCTGCGGCAGGCCACCCAGTCGGTCTCCAGCGACTCGGGTTTCCAGTCCCAGACCGCTGCGCTGCAGCCCCACCAGCGGCAGGCGGCTGCTCGCGCGCTCATGCATCAGGCCGTGGCCGACACCAGCCCGAACAACAAGTGGCGTGACGGCGAGAGCCGCTGGCCCAACATCGAGCAGGCGGAGGAGACGGTGCGCTCCGGTATCACCGGTGCCGCCCCGCGCTTCGTCGGTGGTCGGATCCAGAACAACGAGAAGTCCGCCGCCCGCACGGCCGACATGCTCGGCTCGCAGCAGTTCGAGACCCACGGCTTCGGCAACGCCAAGCAGGCAGCCAAGACCGTCGCCTTCCGAGGCGCGCTGGCCGACGTCGACCACACCGACGCCTACAAGGTCAGCGACGTCCACGAGGCCTCGGTCATCGGCCCGGGCCTGCCGACCTCGAAGTCCAAGGTCTACGTGGGTGGCGGCAAGAGCGGGAACACCTACATCCACCCAGACGCGCCCAAGAGCGCCACGAAGGGACTGGAGCAGGTCTTCGTACCCAACAACAGCCGCGCCGGGACGCTGAAGCCCAAGGTCGGGCTGGCCCGCACCGAGGAGATGCTCGCCAAGGGCGACTCCTACGTCCACGCGCTCAACGACCACGCCACCCGCCGAGCCCTCGCGTCCAACGGCCTCTCGCGCGGGGTCAACTACTCCGACAACGTGCATGCGGCGCAGGCGGCTGCGTGGGGATCCCAGCAGATGATCCGCAAGGACGTCATGGTCTCCCACGCCGACCAGTACCCCGTCGTGCGCGACTGGGGCCACGAGGGACTCAACGTCCCGAACCACGGCGACGTGCTGCGTGCGCTGTCACGCGGTGAGGTGCACAACCACATGGGCCCGCAGTTCCGGGCCAACCCGAACACCACGGGCGTGTCCAAGAGCCCGGAGACGGCGCACTTGGTCAACCCGACGAAGAGCAAGCCCTACCCGGTCATGCCGGGGGAGTGACCTCGTCCTCGGGCGGGAAGTAGATGTCAGCGAGGTGCTCCTCGTCCGGGTACACGGCGAGGAACTCCTCACGCGTCTTGAAGTCGTCCTTCTCCGGCAGCGCGCCGGGAGAGTCGTACACAGGTCCGTTGTCCGTCATGGACCCAGTTTAGTCTGTCAAGTCCTTCGAGGGAATAGGTTGTCATGATTCGTCAGGATGGCTGGTACGACCGCACCAAGCCGTGGGACTCGCTGCCCGAGCAGCGGCTCACGGCTACGCTCGGGGAACTGGCTGGTGCCTCGGCCGAGGAGATCGCGAGCATCCGCCCACCGCTGCCGCAGGTGCCCCTGTTCCCGCCTCGGTTCGGCTACGAGAGAACAGAGCCCACGGTCTACGACTGCTTCAGCCAGCCCACCCGGTACCCCACGAACGAGCGCGACTTCACCCACCAGCAGCCCGGGTACAGCGGCTCGTCAGTACAGTCTCTCGGCTCGATGTAAGTACCCTTGAATCATGTCTCGCAAGCCACACCGGTCTGACGACCGACGCAAGGGCAAGGTGCGCGACCCGCTGAAGGAATCAGAGTCCGGGTCGTCGAACCCACTCGCCTCCCTGTTCAACGACCGACGCCGTCCGAACGGCTCGGGGAAGAGAGCATCATGACCTACGGTCCCACCCGCTCCATGAACGCCGACCTGCACATCGGCGCGACCGAGGGCTCCTTCAAGAAGGTCATCCGCGACCGGGGCGGCTTCGTCGAGGGCACCACCTACGAGGCCCGCAAGCCGCTCAACGACACGTGGTACGGCATCCACGAGGTCGCCCCGAAGATGTCCGGCGACGGGGTTGTCCTCCCGACCCGGGACTTCGTCGAGACCCCGCTCGCCCAGCCCGGCTTCTGACCCATCGCCGCGTCAAGCGGCAGACCTAATCTGGTTTACTTGTAGCACCCTATTCGCCACACGAGAAGGATCACCATGTCGGACCACATTCGTCTGCTCCTCTGCTTCGAGGACAAGACGCTGGAGCAGATCGAGGACTACGAGGGAGACCCCCACAACGACTGGGCCCTCCGCTACGTCACGGACAAGCACGTCTACCCGTCCGGGGAGAAGCACAAGGGCCAGTTGCTCCGCGTGGAGAAGAAGCACTGGGACTCCCCGTCGACGCGCGAGGCCATCGAGCGGCAGATCCGCGACAGCGCCGGTCATACCGGCCTGAACCAAGAGTTCTACGACACCAAGGACACCCTCGGTGAGGACGCGCTGGCCTGCTACACCAAGCACCTGCGCAACCCGGCCTGCTCGGACTACCGGGACGAGAGCAAGCGCCTGAGCGCGGGCACGGACAAGGAGCGTCGCTCCCTCGGGCTCGCCCCGCTGCGTTCCAACCACTTCCTCTGCGACCACTGCCCCGTGCACTCCATGGTCATGGCCGTCAAGAACGGGAGCGTGGCCTGATGAGCGGCATCATCCTCCCGGCCGGAGCGAAGACGGCTCCCATGCCCAACGTCGACGCGCTCCCCGAGGCTGACCGCGAGGCCCTCGCCGCCATGGCAGCCAAGGTGCCGGTCGAGGAGACCTACCCCGAGGTCCGCACAGCCTTCGCCGTCCTCGTCGGCATGGACGGCCAGATCAGCGTCGACCCCGCGCTCGTCAAGAACGTCCGGGTGCAGCGCCAGCCGCACAACGACGATGTCATCGGAGCGCTGGCGGCGATCAAGGTCGACTTGGAGACCTCGCTGGCCGCGATGAAGACGGCCCAGATCATGCAGCAGCAGGCTCAGGCCATGCAGCAGGCGCTGCAGGAGCGCGCCATGACGGCGCAGGTATCTGCCGCCCTCGCCAAGGGCCGGTAGGTAAACCGGACCGACTAAACCAGTTACCCTATATAGATGCTGGTCATGGCCATCGACGGGGTCCTAAGGGATTCCGGGACACGAGAGGTAATTCCGTCAGGACGCACGCTCTATCGCGCCCTGACGTCGATTCATGGCGTCGCGCTGGTCTCTGATGACAGCGCTCAGCAGGACGGTAGGTGGTTGACCTCCCACGGCTTCACGGACCACGCGTTCGTGGCCGAGGGAGGCTCCCCCCGTCCTGACCAACTCGCTCGCCTGCGTACTCGTGGCTCCATCGACTTCCTCGTCGAGGCCGACCCCGACCGCGCAGCCGAGGCTGTAGCCGCTGGCACGCCGGTGCTGTTCTTTGCCGTGCCGTCCTACCGCAGCCCCGACGACATGCCCGGGGCCAAGCGCATACCTGCGTCTTGGGACGTTCTGCAGGCCGAGGTTCAACGCCAGCGGGAGACCAAGAGCACCGACGCTCGTCTAGGAGAGGTGCTGTGAGTGACGTCGTGGACGTCCTATACCGGTCCCTGTGGCTCATCGGAGCGCTCGTGCTGGCTGCAGCGGTAGGGGTCGCTGCCATGAAACATCGAAAGCACAGGAGCACAGAACGATGACCGACCTCTACTTCGGGGGAGCCGAGGTGCCCTCGTGGCGCAAGATGCTGAGCGAGGAGCGCGTCGACCACGTCGCGCTGTCCTACATGGGCCTCTCGCGCCGCCTGAAGTTCTCCAAGCCATGGCTGCTGGACGAGAAGTTCCCGGCCGAGCAGAAGATCTTCCTCGACTCCGGCGCGTACACCGTCAACAAGGACGACGCCTCCGAGAAGTACACCCAGCGGGACCTGAAGACCATCGCCGAGAACTACATGGGCTTCATCCTGCAGAACGTCGACCGCGTCGAGATGGTGTCCGAGTTCGACTCCCTGTCCCTCGGCCTGCCGTGGATCAAGGAGCAGCGCGAGGACTTCTACGACTCGCTGCCCGAGGGTAAGTTCCTGCCCGTCTGGCACGCCGACTGGGGGCTATCCGAACTGGAGGCCCTCGCCGAGCGCTACAAGCGGGTCGGCATCATGCAGACGGCGCTGGACGGACGTAACCTCGTCCCCACGCTGAACAACCTCGTGCGCAAGTACGGGACCCATCTGCACGGCGTGGCCATGACCAAGCCCGAACTCATGTCCGAGGTGACGTGGGGCTCGGTCGCCAGCACCTCGTGGCTGTCCCCGTCCAAGTACGGCGACACCATCATCTGGACCGGCCGCGAGATGAAGCGGTACCCCAAGAAGATGAAGGACGCGGCCCGCAAGCGCCACCGCACCTACCTCATCGACAAGGGCTTCGACGCCGAGGCCATCGCCGACGACGACACCGGCGAACTGCTGCGCCTGTCGCTCTGGTCGTGGCAGCGGCTCATCGAGTCCACCGCCCAGACGCCTTCACGCAGTGAAGTAGTTGCTACAACGGGTGAGGTGCTGGGTGGTGCTTTCGCGGAAGAAGACGATCCCCTAGTTGTTACCACGCCCGGCGAAATGCGGAAGTCGGTAGCAACTATCTCCAAGCCCCGAGACACCGTCCTGCTGCCCATCATGGGCGTCAACACGGTGGTCGAGAAGGTCGTCGGGCCCGACGGTCAGACGGTCGAGGAGACCCGCCCGCTGCTGTCGGTGCGGTCCAAGAGCCAGCGCCTGTGCGCCTCGTGCTTCCTCGCCGACAAGTGCCCGATGTTCGAGGACGGGGCCAACTGCGCCTACGAGATCCCCATCGAGGTCAAGACCAAGGATCAGATGCAGGGGCTGCAGAACGGGCTCATCGAGATGCAGACCCAGCGCGTGCTCTTCGCACGAATGAGCGAGGAACTGACCGGCGGCTATCCGGATCCGAACCTCTCCAGCGAGATGGACCGCCTGCAGAAGATGATCAAGACGAAGACCGAACTGGAGCAGGACGGCTTCTCCGTCAAGTTCGAGGCCAAGGGTCGCGGAGGCTCCGAGGGCGGCGGTCTGCTGTCCCGGATGTTCGGCGCTCCGGCCGAGTTGACGGCCCGCGCACTGCCTGCCCCGGTGAAGGCAGACGCCGTCATCGCCAACCAAGTCGACGACATCATCGACGTCGAAGTCGTGAAGTAAGGGAGTAACTCGTAATGGCCCAGACACTGGTGGAAGAGACGTGGTCGCTCGTCCTCGACGACGAGCAGGCGGAGGAGGCCCCGTGCCGCGCCTGCCACGGTCGATGCACCGACCGCTGGGGAGAGGACTGCGCCGTCTGCGGAGGCATCGGCGTGGACTTCTCCGTCAATCGACGCGGGGGACACGCTTGACAACAACCGGCACGTCAGCCACCCTTGACCCATGCTGACCTACGCTGACGGCCCCGACATGCACACCTCCCTCGCCGGTGCCCTCGTGTACCTCGTCCTCGGTGTGGTGCTCGTGGTCACCTTCTACGTCCTGCGGGCCAAGGCCCGGCGGAAGGTCACCGCCCTCACCGGCCGGGTCTTCGAGCAGCCGTGGGCCCCGCTGGTCCGCGTCGAGGACGGAGACGTCTGGCGCGCGGGAGCAGAGGAGTACATGTGGCAGCACGACCGCTGGATCCCCGTCCGCATCGACCGCCAGCACGGTACGTGGCGAGTCGCGGCCTGAGGTAACCTGAGAGAACGTTCCGCTTCACACAGGAGATCCCTATGTCGTTCATCGCACCGCTCGCCGAGGCTGCCACCGCCGAGGGCGCTGCCGTGGCCGGGACCCGCTCAGGTGCCTTCGCTCAGGGCCTGCGGGGAGTCCTGCCGGGCGGGCTGCGGGGCATGGACGGGGACAAGCCCATCGTCGAGCCCCAGAAGGCCCCCATCGACGACGTGAGCGGCATGGCCCGCTCGACGGTCAACCCGAACACCACGCTTCGCTGACACCCACTCACAAGAGCGCCCCGGACGAGAGATCTCCGGGGCGCTCTTGCGTTCCCATGACCGCGATGTCAATCGGTACCGTTGATCTCGTTACCAAGACATCTGGAGGACTGACCATGGGTGGAAGCACCGTGTCTCGCTGCGAGACCGTCATCTGGCGCGGAGGGCTCGTCTGCAAGCACTCGGTGCCCAAGTTGGTCGCGTGGGCCAAGCGGACCGGCCGCGTGTACCTGCGCATCATTCAGGGCTGCTACCACAAGGGGCTCAGCGCCTCGGCGGGCACCCACGACGGCGGCGGCGTCTACGACGTCGAGATGGACGGCTACAGCCGCGACGAGGCCATCATGAGCACCAACGAGGGACGCAAGGAGTTCCTCATCACCGAGGACCGCTGGTGGGGCTCGAATGACAAGCCCAACCACCACATCCACCTCATCGACCCGGAGTGCCCCAACCTCTCGCAGGCTGCCATGGATCAGGTCGAGGAATACCGGCGCGGAGAGACGGGCCTAGTTGGAAACGACCCCGACACCTACTACCGGGGCAACAAGGTCGAGATGCTCCGCCGCTACGACGCGCGCAAGGGCTCCACGAGCCGCACCTACACCATCTCCAAGGGCGGGACGCTCGGGGCGGCTGCTGTGGCGCTGGGCGTGTCCCTGTCGGCGCTGGTGGGCTACAACCACATCAGCAACCCGAACGTCGTCCAGCCCGGCACCGTCGTGACGGCCCCTCCGGCCACCTACACGGCACCGGCCAAGCCCAAGCCGACCGCCACGGCCAAGCCGGTCGTCAAGGCCGCCCCGAAGCCCGTGAGCAAGCCCAAGCCGGTCGTCAACGTCAAGCCCAAGCCGAAGCCCGCGCCGAAGCACGCGGCCCCGAAGAAGGTCTCCCGGGTCGCCCTGAAGCCGGGCAAGACGAACGCCTCGGTCAAGGCCTACGAAACGGCCCTGTGGAAGCGGGGCTACCTCGCCAAGCGCTACGTCGACGGCTACTACGGCACGGCCACGAGCGCGGGCACCAAGGCCCTCTACCGCCACCTCGGCTGGACGCCGAACGCCACGATCCCCGGCCCCGGACTGCTGCAGGTGCTGCACCTATCCGTGACCCGCTGAGCCGCCTTAGGATGGCGAACAGAGAGGCCCCCAACCGATTCGCTACCGGTTGGGGGCCTCACCTATTTCAGCCGAGCAGCCGCTGCAGGATCCCTCGGCGAGGCTGCTGCACCGGGATCGGCTGGGTCGGGAGGTCCCGCGACGTCGGGCCCGTGCGGGGGATCTCCGGGGTCCAGAAGGCCTGCATCTGAATCGGCTGCTGGCCCACCGTCGCGACGTATGCGCGGCCCTTGATCGGCATCCCGTCCTCACCGCTGGGCAGCGGCTCCAGCCGCGTCCGGCGACCGAACATCATGCCGAGCCCGTCGTCGTCCATGTTGCCGAGCGCGACGCGCATGCCGAGGTTCTGCCGGGCCTCGGTGGAGAGCCACGACGCGTCGGCCTGTTGCGAGATGAGGATGACACTGACCTTGGCCTCACCCCCGAGCCGGAGGATGGACCTAATCTGCTCGATGCAGGGGTGCTCCGTGCCGACCGGACGGTGGGGTGACTTGACCGCCTTGGCCCGGGCTATCTCTCGGGGCTTGACGACCGTATTCCAGTGGGTCTTGGTCAGTTCGTAGAGCAGTCGACCCTCGTCGACGACGAGCACGAGTCGGGGGAACGCGTCGGCCGAGTGTCCGGCCTCCAGCAGGTCGTAGCGCTCCATCATGCGGCGCTCGACCCACCCGATCTTGTGGGCGACGTCGTCAAGGTCACGCGAGGTGGCCCGGCCCAGCACCCCCGGGAGGGTGGCGACGTCGACCAGCGCGCTGCGCTTGGGGTCGATGAGGACGAGGAGGGCACCCCGCTCGCTCAGGCCCTTGATGACCGTGCGGACGAGCGAGGTCTTGCCCGTCCGGGTCCGGCCCGTCAGGAGCATGTGCGGCTCGACGTCCGGATTCCAGCACTGGACGCCGCCGTCGTACAGCCCGAGCGGGATCGAGGTCGTCGGGGGCATCCCCGTGGGGATCTCGGCGAAGGTGGGAAGGGTCACTTGTCCCCCTCAGCCTCAGCGGCCTCGACGAGCGAGTCCAGTACGCGGGCCACGGAGTCGTCCTTCGGCAGCACGCGGTACGCCGTGCACCGCGAGCCGAGCCCGTTGCTGAAGACAGGGAAGCCACCGGGACCGAAGTGAGCGTCGAGCACCCACAGGTCTTCGTCGTCCCAGCGGGAGAACCAGACGGTGCCGTTCTCGTCGGAGACCTTGGCCTCCCAGAGGGGCTCGTCCCGCACGGTGAGCAGGCCCCGGAGGGCGGTCGTACGCTTGACCTCGTACTGCACGGTGACTCCTTCACGGGTCGGTTGGTGGAGACACCAGTGTGGGGCATGGAGAGGAATGGCGCAAGTCAAGCGTGCCGACCTATGCGCTTGACAGCCCGTCGACCTCTCTGCGCATACTGGTGCCCCACACCGACCCACGAAGGAGTCCAACATGCCAATCCCCACCACCGTCGCCCCCGAGGCCGTCGCCTACTTCAACGTCTACGTCCCGGCGTCCAGCAACAGCCACGGCGACGCGATCCGCATCGTCGAGCGGTACCTGTACTCGCCCTACGAGATCGTCGAGGTCGTGCTCTCCGATGAGGAGGACGGCGAGCCTGCCGAGTGCTACTGCGTCCGGGTCCGGGGCGAGTTCAGCCTCTCCAACCCCGAGTCGCTCGTGCTGCAGCAGCGCGACCGCTTCTCCTCCGGCATGTACCAGACGTCCGAGCCCCGGTGGCTCCGCAGCGTCTGACAAGCACTTCGGCGGGTCGGGTTGACAGCCCGGCCCGCCATGCCCCACCATGGTCCTACGCCACCAACCGACCCACGAAGGAGTCATCCATGGCCGAGAACAAGACCGTCGCCCGGGCCCAGCGCAAGGCCGAGCGCTTCGCAGAGGCGGCTCGCCTCGACCCCGGCAACGTCGTCACGGTGAAGGTCGAGGACTCTCGCCTCATTCCGAGCAGCAACCTCACGCGCTCGTTCAAGGTCACCGTCGACCAGCCCGGTCTCGGCCGCAGCACCACCGCCTGCTGGACGGCCGACGTCGAGAAGCCCTCCTTCGGTAACCGCTCGGTCACGTTCTTCGGGTGGGCCTCCAGCGTCTGGACCCTGAAGAGCGGCAAGGTCTCCGAGGGCATGTGCTGGATCCGTGTCACCTCCGGCGCACCGACCACCCGCCTCACGCAGAAGGAGAACCGATGAAGGCGTTCGACATCGTCGGCTACACGTATCAGGCCGAGATCCTCTGCAAGGAGTGCGCCCGTCGCGCAGCCCGTCGGAACAACCCGGACCCGGCTCCGGTCGAGTCTTGGCTCGCCGAAACGGAACTGAACGACTGGGCCAACACCATCGGCCTCGACCGCGAGGAGGAGGAGTCCTACGACTCCAACGACTTCCCCAAGGTCATCTTCGCCTCGGAGGTGCAGGAGGGTGAGACCTGCGGCGAGTGCGGGGAGGCGCTGCTGTGAACGTCACGGTGGCCGACGAGGCCTTCTACGCCGTCGAGCGCCGCATGGACCGCTGGATGGGCATGGAGGGACCCGTGCGGGCCTTCGGGGGCGAGTGGTTCCCCGAGCCTCTCGTGCGCTTCTCCGACGTCCCGGACGTCCAGCCGTACGTCGACAAGGTGCTGGCCCACATCGGCTGCGAGCGGCCCATCACGGTCCGTCGTCGGCGGGGGAGCAAGTTCGCCCACTACGAGCCCGGGGGAGTCATCGCGATCCCCTCACGGCACAACGGCGGTGCGTACTTCCTCCGTGAGGACACGGTGCTCCACGAGGTGGCCCACCACCTCTCCCGGGGCGACAAGCACGGACCTCGCTTCGCCCGAACGTTCGTCGACCTGCTCACCGGCACCGGCCACCCGGTGCTGGCGCGGATGCTGGAGATCGCCTGCTTCGAGGCCGGTCTCCCCGTCGCCTCGACACGCTGACAACCACCTCGTCCGATCAACTTGACAGCCCCGCGCAACGTCTGCGCATAATGGGGGACCACACCAACCGACCCGTGAAGGAGTCACTGTGTCCGACCACCTCGACATCATCGCCAAGATCCTCGCCAAGGCGGAGCGCACCAACCACGAGGCAGAGCGCGAGATGCTCTTCGCCCGAGCCCAGACGCTCTCGACGCGCCACAGCATCGACCTCGCCCTCGCCCGTCAGCACACGGCCAAGGCGGAGCAGCGGGAGGTGCCGGAGGAGCGCACCGTCGTCATCGGCCAGTCCCGCACCAAGGGCCTCGCCCGGCTCGTGCGCCTGTTCCTGAACATCGCCGAGGTCAACGACGTCAAGTGCCTCATCTCGGGCGACAGCACCGTCGTCTACGCCTACGGCTTCCCGTCCGACATCGAGGTCGTCGAGGCCCTCTACGCCTCGCTCTCGGTCCAGATGGTCCACGCGGCCACCCAGTACATCCGCTCCGGCGCGCACAAGAGCGAGACCGTCTTCGTGCCCGGCAAGTACAAGTGGGTCGAGTGCGGCGAGGACGACATCTACGGCGAGGAGCGGTGGAGCAGCGCCCGGCAGGAGTACGTCTACGGCAAGCACGTCTGGGTCGACGGCGAGGAGAAGCCGATCAGCGGCCACACCGCCCGCCAGAACTTCTACGTCGGCTTCGTCAACCGGATCTCCCACCGCCTGCGCATCGCCCGTCTCGACGCTGTGAACGACGCTGAGGAGGCCGAGATCGCCGAGCGTGGCCCGGTGGCCGAGATCGCCTCTGCGGGCGTCCAGAGCGCTCCTGAGCCCACCAACCTGCCCACCTCCGTGGCCCTCGCGCTCGTCGAGAAGAGCACCGCCGTCGACGAGTTCTTCGAGTCCGAGAAGAAGCGCCAGCGCGTCCGTGGCTCGTGGGGCGGAGAGCGCCGCTCGAACCGCAACAGCACCCACGCAGCCGGAGCCCGCGCCGCCGGTGACCGCGCCGGTCGCAACGCCCACCTGTCCTCCTCCAAGCAGATCGGAAACTGACCATGACGATGAACCGAGCCGAGTACGAGGCCGTCGCCTCCGGGCTGAACGAGGCGGAGGGAGACCGCGAGACGAAGATCAACGTCGCGCTGGAGATCGCCACCAACCTCTGTGCCACCAACGACAGGTTCGACCCGGTGCGCTTCCTGCACCAGACCGGGCTGAACCTCACGGAGGCCGAGATCGCCTCCTACAGCCACACGCTGGACCTGCGCACCCGTACTGGTGTCGGGGTCGTCCGGGCTGACAGGAGGGGCTGACATGGCCGTCCTGAGGCGCGTGAAGGTCAAGGCCGGGCACTACGACATGGTGGCCCTCGACGAGGTCGTGGCGACGGTCGTGAAGACCGGGACGCACCTCGACGACTACCCGTGGGACTGGTACCTCGCCGACGGCTGGACCAACTACCAAGGCCGCACCACGGGAACCACGGACTCGCTGGCGAACGCTGTCGACATCGTCCAGCACCTGTGGGTCGCGGGGCACATCGAGCGGGAGTGACAAGCGGTCCGGCGTATCGACTTGACACCTCGCTGCGCCGGGCCCCACACTGGTCCCACACCAACCGAGCCCGAGAAGGAGCCCAGCCCATGAACTGCCAGCACACCGCCACCGACGTCCACGGCGCGAAGATGACCTGCACCGCCGAGGGCACCATGGAGGTCAGGACCGACGACTCCGCCCGATGGAACCACGCGGAGGGGTACGCCTCGCGGATCGAGCGCTACTGTCCGGACCACGTCGAGATCTACGACGAGACCAAGCGTCCCGGCGTCCCGCGCGGCAAGCGCCACCTGCTCATCGACCTCGACCTCGACCGGCTGAAGGAGTTCGGCTCGGTGCAGAAGGACACCGGGAGCGTCCACGACCTCCTCGCCGAGACGCTGGAGAACTTCGCCCGCACCGGTGGGCCCGGCTGGAAGCACGTCTGGACCACCAACGCCGCGCACGTCGGCATCGCCCGTCTCGTCAAGGAGGCCTGACCGATGACCGCCGAACTCGACCCCCCTCGTCGCCGCTACCCCGAGCGTCCTGACGAGCGCGCCCGCGTCGCGGAGATCGCCGTCACCATCAAGCAGCAGATCGGACCCATGGTCCTCATGTCGCTCGGCGCGCACAACTTTCTCGCCGCGTCGCCGACGGTCTCGGGAGAGCGTGGCGGGCTCGACTTCGCGGTTCGCGTTCTGCCCATGCGGGCTGATGGCAAGCGCGGGACCGCGCCGCGCATCATGCGCTGCCGGGTGACCCTGACGGCCATGGACGACTACAAGGTCCGCGTCGCGTATCTCGGCCGAGGCAAGAGCATCGTGACGCACTTCGAGACCGACGGCGTCTTCGCCGACCAACTGCCCAACCTGCTGCTCGCCTTGGACTTCGACGGCGACACCGTCCTCAACCCGCGCCTAGCGACAGGAGCCTGACATGCCCAACCGGAAGCACATCGAGTACGTCAAGACCATCGAGAGCCTGACCCGACTGCGTCTGTCGGCCATGGGCAACCCCCGCTGGCTCGTGACGTTCACGGACGGCTCGACGGCGAAGACCCAGCGCGACTCCTCGGTCGGCTACAGCATCGACAACCGCACCAACATCGGCGTCCCGGTGCTCGTGAAGGCCACGCCCTCCGGCGAGATCTGGGGCGTCTCCCCGGTCGACCCGGAGGCCCACCCGACCGAGGAGATCAACCAGTAGCGACACGCTGACAAGCACTTCGCGCGTTCAACTTGACGGATGCCCCCACCGTCTGCGCATAATGGGGGCACACACCAACCGGCCCAAGAAGGAGCCCAGCATGGACCTCACCACCGCCACCCCCGTCGAGATCGACACCGAGATCGCCCGCATCTGGGGCGAGCGGGACGCCCTCGCGGCCCGCTACGCGAGCGTCAGCGACAAGATCCACCGCGCGGCCAACGACGAACTGGTCACAGTCGTCAACGGCACCGGCTTCTACGCCAAGCGCACGACCCGCTGGGCCATGGATCACGCCTTCGCGCTGGAGACGGCCAAGGGCATCGCGGCCAGCACCCTCGCCCCCGAGTGGGAGACCCGCAAGGCTCGTGAGGCCGTCGCCGCATACGACGCCATCATGGCCGAGGCCGAGGCCCTGCGCGAGCAGGAGCGCCCGCTGCACGTCGAGTTCAAGCGCCGTGGCGGCTGGACCCGCGCCTTCCTCGCGACGTCGGCCGGTGGCCACATCCACTCCAGCCGCGAGTGCTCGACGTGCTACGAGACGACCCAGTTCTTCTGGTTCACCGACCTCTCGGGCCACGACGAGGCCGAGATCGTCGCCAAGGCTGGCAGCGACGCCTGCACGGTCTGCTACCCGTCGGCTCCGGTCAACGACCTGAAGCGCCCCCGCTCGATCTTCAGCGACGACGAGAAGGCTGCCCAGCAGGCTCGTGACGAGCGCGCCCAGAAGGCGGCTGCCAAGAAGGCGCTGGAGGTCACGGTCGAGGGCATGGGCCAGAACTACCGGGACGGCGTCCACCGCCCCAAGACGTACAAGACCGAGCGCGCCGTCGAACTGGAGATCAGCAGCAACCTGACCTCGCTCGCCCGCTGGAACGAGGACCACCCGGACGCGGACCAGTGGCGGACCAACGTCCAGAACTGCGCCAAGGCCCTCGCAGAGCGCCGTGGGACGACCGTGGAGGCCATCGTGGAGCCCATCAAGGCCCGGGTCGAGAAGAAGGTCGCCAAGGAGCGCAGGGGCTGGTGACAAGCGGATAGGCAGGGTGGCTTGACGGCCACCCTGCCCATGCCCCACACTGGTTCCACCCACCCGGCCCAAGAAGGAGCCCCCAGTGCGACCCACCTCCGCCAAGAACCACGTCGGCACCCGCAGCGCGTTCCGCGCCAAGCGCCGCAGCACGCGCATCCACGAGGCCCACGCCCTCATCGCGGAGCGCGAGGAGGAGATCGCAGCCCTGCTGGTCGCGCTGGAGAACGCGGCCGACGCGAAGAAGCGCCGGATGCTGACCCAGCGCCTGCAGGGTGCTCGCCACAACCTCGCCTCGTGGCAGGCCTACGTGGCCAAGGGCAGCGAGCGGGAGGGCCGGGCGGTGATGGGCGCTCGTCGAGCGGCCTGACGCCACACCGTCAAGCGGTTCAACCGAAAGACTTGCGCGACCCACCACCCAGACCCCATACTGGTCTCACCAGCCCACACCCGGCCCAAGAAGGAGCCCCACATGACGAACACCTCCCGCACCGCCCCGCACACCCTCCGCCTCCGTGGTGGCGAGACCGTCACGGTCGCCGAGACCCCCGAGGCCCACCCGTACCTCGCCTTCCGCTCGGCGAAGGCGGCGCTCAACGCCATCGCCCGCGACCCGTTCGAGGACGTCGAGGACATCGCCTCCATGGAGGTCCGCGAGGTGCACGGCGTGCACATCGTCTTCATGCTCTACTCCGACGCCGCCATCGCCCGTCGCATCGAGCGCTTCGACCGCTCCGGCGAGTTCTGAGCCACCACTCACCGCCTCTGCTGGCAGGCACCCGGTTCGAGCCCCGGGAGAGGCACTCAGTCCCAACCAAACCCGACCCAAGAAGGAGTCACCATGACCGAGAAGACCGCCGCCCTCCCCACCCCCGCGCAGGACGCCCTCGACGCCGCTCACGAGGAGTTCTTCGCCGCTCGCGAGGAGTTCTTCGCAGTGACCGAGAGCAACCTCGCCAACGTGATGACGGCCAAGGAGGCCATCGCCGAGGCTAAGCGCCTCACCCCGTGGGCCCAGAAGCAGCAGAGCACCAAGGCCGCTGCGCTCCGCGTCATCGTGCGCCACCGCTGGGAGGAGACGGAGGCCTACAAGGCCCACGCCGCGCTCCGGCGTGCTGCGGCCGTCGAGGAGTCGGTGCTCTCCGCCATCGAGGAGGCCCCGAAGCACGTCGCCAACATGAAGGACGTGCTCGCCCAGAGCGTCGCGAAGGAGAACTCCCAGTGGGACACCGAGCGCCTGCTGGACGAGGTGCTCAGGCTCCAGACGTTCGGCGTGAAGGCCACGTACTGGGCGTACGTCGAGCAGACCATCGAGGATGGCATGAGCCCCGTTGACGCCCTCCTCGCGATCCGGGACAGGGCGCGGGACGCCCTTCTGAACCACCACGGCTTCCGCGCACAGAGCCGCTCCACGTCGGTCACCCACAACCTCACCGAGGACGTGCGGCGCGAGGCGACGTTCGCGTGGCTCGACGACACGGACCGGTTCGCCCGCTGACCCACCGGCGGCTTCACCAGCAACTGACCACTACCGACCTCGGCCCGAGAAGGAGCCCTATGGACACCCCACCCCAGCCCACCTACAGCGTGACGTGCGCCGCCTGCCCGGGCACCACCTCCGGTCTGTACAAGGACACCGTGACGTCGTGGGTCCGCGAGCACGCCGCCACGGCCCACCCGTTCTGGGACCTCGCCGTCGTGCAGCGCAACGTGCACGTCGCGTGCGACACGCCGACAACCAGATCGGCTGAAACGCTTGCGGTGGGTCGGGTCTAGGCCCCATACTGGTCTCACCACACCAACCGACCCACCAAGGAGTCACCGTGACCGTCCGCCTCACGCACGCAGAGTTCGCCGCCACGCAGGAGAAGGTCGCCAAGATCAACGCCCGCGCCGCCAAGCGTGGCTTCACCGGCCGCTTCGAGGTCGTGGGCACGCCCGTCTCGGTCAAGAAGGTCGACGAGTTCACCGGCTTCGAGATCCGCCTCGCCTACGTCGACACCACCATCACGGGCGAGGCCCCGAAGTACAACGGCTGGACCTTCCTCGCCTCGCTCGACTGGGACAGCGTCGTCGACAACGTCATCGTCCGCGCCTTCTCCGACGACGTGACGGTCGACCGCGCTGCGCTCGTCAAGGGCCACTGCGACCACTGCGGCGTCCAGCGCCTGCGGAAGAACACCTACGTCGTCGTCAACGAGGCGGGCGAGCAGAAGCAGGTCGGCTCCTCGTGCATCAAGGACTTCCTCGGCCACGACGCCCGCTTCGTCTTCCTGACGGCCAGTGAGGTCTCCGAGGAGGCCATGGGTGGCGGCTCGTTCGGTGACCCGGTGGCCGACACGCTGAGCGTCCTCGCCATCGCGTGGGCTGCTACCCGCGCCTTCGGCTACGTCCCCGCCTCGGCCTTCAACGGCTCCACCAAGGAGGTCGTCGGGGGCATCCTCTGGGGCCGCAGCAAGATGGACCGTGAGGCCCGCGCCGCCATCGTCGAGTACGTCGAGGGTTCGGACGCCGCTGCTGTCGAGATCCGCGACTTCATCCTCTCCGACGCCTTCTCCGGCGACAGCGACTACGTGCTCAACCTCAAGGCCATCCTCGGCTCCGAGACCGTCACCCCGAAGAACATCGGCTACCTCGTCTCCGCCCCGCAGGCCTACGCCCGGGCCGTGGAGAAGACGCTCATCCGCGAGCGTGAGAAGAGCGCCACGGCCGAGAGCGTCCACGTCGGTGCCAAGGGCGACAAGGTCGAGATCGAGGCCACGGTCTCCCGCATCAACTACATCGAGGGCTACTACGGCGTCACGGTCCTCTACACGCTCCTCGCCACCGACGGGAACGTGTACAAGTGGTTCGCTTCCCGCGAGGCCCTTGGCAACCAGCAGGGCGTCACCGTCAAGGTGCGTGGCACGGTCAAGGACCACGACGAGTACAACGGCACCAAGTCGACGGTGCTGACTCGCTGCAAGAGCCTCTGAGGCCCTAGAACGACCCGGGAGGGGCTCCGGCCCCTCCCGGCCTCCCACAGCCCCGTACAAGCCCACGAAGGAGCACACAGCCCATGACCGACGTTGACGACCTCTACGCCCTCCTGCGCCGCACGGGGGAGGTGCTCGTGCCCACCGACGACAAGGCCACTCTGCGCGGCCTGCGTGCCCGGGCGAAGAAGGACGGGCTCACCACCTCCCAGTTCACCGACCGGGCGCACTACGCCCGCTATGGCGCTCAGCGACGCACCTCGGTGAACCTCATCGACCCGGCCCGGCCCGACTACATCGTCCGCCCCGACGTCGAGGGGGTGTGAGGTGGACGCCGAGAGCACCCTCCCCGCCAACACCGGCTGGTGGCACGCAGGCACGACGCACTGGCAGCGCCGGTACGCCGGGGTAACGCTGGATGCGCGCAAGGTCGGCACAGGCCTCTACGAAGGCACGGCGAGGGTGGGAGAGAAGGTCACCCGGATCCCCTCCGGCACCATGGCTGGAGCCAAGCGCGAGATCACCCGCTGGGCCTCGCTCAATCTGTCCTGATGACACGCTGACAAGCGGTTCGGTCGAAGGACTTGCGCGAGGAGGAGGCTGGACCCCATACTGGTGCCATGACGACGACGGAGAGCCTCGCGAGCATCATCGCCGAGAGCCCGCGCAACACGGAGATGGCCCGCCAGACGCTTCGCTGGATCGGCAAGGACGAGGGCAGCATGCTTGTCTACACCGCCAACGCGATGACCGTGACCGAACTGGCTGCAGCCCTCGCCAAGCGCGACTGGAAGTGGGCCGACGTCCTCCGCCAGCACACCTGAGCCATCACCACCGCCCGCACCACAACCCGGCCCAAGAAGGAGCACACCATGCCCAGCCAGATCACCGCCAGCCGCGCGCGAGGGTGGAAGAAGACCATCCATGGCGTCCCCGCAATCCTCGACCTCGCCCCCGACGTGGAGGACGACGACGACCAGCCCGTGGAGGTGCGCGAGAAGATGGTCGCCCTCCTGAAGGCCCACAACGTGCCGGAGGAGATCGTCGAGGAGTTCGAGTACTGCACCCACGTCTTCGAGTTCAACGAGGCCATGGACACCCTCTACGACTGGGCCGACGAGCAGCGCGTCTGGATCGACCCGACACGCTGACAAGCGGTTCGGTCGAAGGACTTGCGCGAAGAGGAGGCTGGGCCCCATACTGGACCCATGACCACCAACACCACGCACTCCGTCCGCATCAGCCGCATGAGCATCGAGCCCGGCATGAAGATCAGCCTCCCCGAGTACGACGTCCGCCCGTACGTCGTCACCGTCGGCAGCGTCGAGCACACCGCCGACAACACCCGGATCGTCGCGGCCCGTTCCGGCGTCATCATCAACCTGAAGCCCGGCGAGCCCGTCGAGGTCTTCCCGAAGCCCGGCGAGATCTGGGCCTGACCAGCAGCACCCACCACCCACCAACCGACCCACGAAGGAGTCACCACCATGACCGTTCAGACCACCTCGTTCCAGAAGGCCACGCTGCAGAACCCGGACATGACCGACCGCCGTGACCCCGGCACGGGCCTGTTCTTCTCGCCCGAGCGGTCCACCGAGATCGTCGGCACGGAGGCCTGCGACCGTCTCCTCGCCCGGGGCTGGGAGATCGTCGAGACGTGGAACGTTTGGACCTGCCAGACCTGCGGCATGCGCGACAGCGACCGCGACCACGCTGACTGGGAGTCCGAGCACTTCGGCCCGGTCAGCCACCTCGACCGCTACGGCCACGAGTCCGTCCGCCCCGCCTGAGCAACACCAGCCCCGTCGGAGGACGGTCAGCCGGAGCGACACCGGCACGGGGCACTCCGCACCACCAACCGCGCCCAAGAAGGAGCACACCATGGGACACAGCACCGCAGCAGACCTCGCCGACCTCGTGCGAGACGGCGACTCCAGCCTCCACCGCGCCGTCGCGGTGAACCTCCAGAGCAACCACTACCCGCCCATCCCGAGCGCCTACGTCGAGCCCGTCACCGAGGCCATCGCAGCCGCGCAGGACGACGACGCGGACCGTCTCATCAGCATAAACGGCGTCGAGAGCACGGGCATGCTGCCCCGGCAGGCCGAGACGGACGAGGAGGGCAACATCACCGTCCCTGCGCGCGTCCTGCTGGACATCACCCACTCGTGGGTCTTCGTCGAGCAGGACGACGAGCCCTTCGGCGACGAGGACTGGGACCTCGACGGCCCGGCTCACGTGCGGGAGGCCTGACATGACGCGCATGATGATCGGCGACGACCTCTCGCCCCACTTCCTCGACGACCACGACGGTCCCGACTACGAGCGCTGCGAACTGTGCAACCGCGTCGCCGTCGACCACGACGCCAGCCTCGTCATCGAGGGCCCCACGGCCACCAGCACGGAGGACGAGGAGGGCTTCACGTACTGGGGCCACGTCGCCTGCATCGAGAAGACCGAGGGCATCCGGGTGGCCCAGCCCGACGTGTGGACCCACAGCCGCCTCACGAGCATCAAGCCCCCGGCACTGGAGGAGGTGCCTTACGGCAAGGCCGAGGACGAGCCCGACTTCGACTACGACGAGTTCTACGGTCGGAAGGGGCGCTGACCATGGCCACCACCGAGAAGCGCCCGTGCTTCGCCTGCAGCCACATCCACGCCGAGGGCCCGGGCACGTGCTGGGAGGCCGCGTGTGACCCCTCGTGCCGCGAGACACCGGAGTGCCCGCTCCCCTACACCCCGGACAAGCCGAAACGTCCGAAGCATGAGTTCGTGCTCTACGACTTCGACGCGGACGTTGAGATCGACTGGGCGTTGGCCCGGAAGCACGCGGTCATTGTTCCCGGTCTTCACTTCCGCAACGGAGAGGACGACTGACCCAGCACACAGCGAGAGCCCCCAGCCGATTTGGCTAGGGGCTCTTCGCGCGTTACCGCTCGTGCATCTCGGCCGAGGAGAATGGTCCCAGCACCAGCAGACAGGGGGCCCACCATGGCGCACATCCCGGATGA